AAGAATAAGCAATAGACGTTCACGAGTGCGTTTTTCGATTATTTCCAAGCGCTCATCCGATGAACCGCCTAAAAGCTTTTTTAAATCATTAGTGATAGTCATAAGCAACTCCTAATTTTGAAATCAAATCTGATTTCTTATCGTTTTTTGTGTATTCTATCCCTTTGGTTTCAAGAAGCTCTTTTAGCTGATTAACGGTAAGCGTCGTTAGTTCATCATTTTTCACTTGCTTGGTCGCATTTATGTTTTCATATTTATGCAAGTGGCGACTTAGTAGCCGTCCCATTATGCACCAGTCGTAAATGTGACATTAACCACTTTTGTTAAATCATAGAGGTATGCTGCGTAATGTTCATCTGCAGTAATGACAGTTGTTTTAGTAACAATATCACGGTCAGTTTCTACCTGAACTCCACGTTTTAAAACTAATTTCAAAGCTGGGCTATTTGAAACAATCTTGAACAATAAAGCTGAACCCTCAGCTAGTTTTTTAGATCGTACAATTTGAGCGCCTAAAACATCAGCGTAAGTTCCATTAATAAAAGCATTTGCTCCTACTTCTGAACCAATTTTTTGTGCGTTTGCATCTTTACGAATTTTTGCCGCATCTTTAGGATTTGCGATAAGAACATAGGCTTGTGCATCCTCATCATCAAAGATATCCAATGCAGCTTGAACTCCGTCAACGCTTGCTGTAGTAGAAACAGTTTGAGTGGTAGTCTTAGCTGCGCTCAATAAGTCGTCATCGACTTTATTTGCAATAGATAGCCCGAGTTGTTTATTAGATTCTCCAATTGGATCACCATAACCAGATAATACGGCTTCATCCGTGATTTCTGTACCTTTTGCAGCTTTTTTAATTGTTACTGACTTAGCAGTAGTTCCGATTTTATCTAACGGAATAGCTCCGCCTTCTGCAACATCAGAAGCATCTCCAATATAAGTAAAAGCTGGGAATTTTAAAGTATTGCCTGGTTGTCCTTCAAGTGTTGTGTCAACTTGTGCAAGAGGTGCAAAACGAAGTGCTTTATTCAATTCGTATGAAACAATTGGTGCAAGCACCTCTGGATTTACTAAGTCTGCGAGTGTTGTTTTTGTATTTGCCATTTTAATAGCCTCCTGTTATTTTTTTAAATTGTTCTGGATTAGATTTTGCTAACTCAGCTTTTTCAGCATAAGTCATTGAATCAAATTTATCCTTATCGACTGATATTACATTACCGGGAACAAGTTTTGGCGTTATTCCTGTGTTTCGTGCTTTTTCCCACTGTGAGCGTTGATTATCAAGTAAATTGAGGAAAGTTTTTACATTGCTGTAAGTTTTTTCTTCATCAACATCAACTAACAAGCCTAACTCCGCAGCACTCAAAGCAATTCCACTTTCTTTCAATACTTCATCAGCTTGGCTGGTGATATTTGAAATTTTGATTTGTGCTTTAAGGCTTGCGATTTCATCGTCTTTAGCTTTTTGAAGTTCGGCAGATTTTTCTTCGGCAGATTTTTCTTTAACTGATTTTTTGCCACCTTTTTCAAGTTCTTCAATACGAGCCAATGCTTGTTCAAGCTGTGTTTTTGTTTCATTTTTTTCAGCTTGTACTTTACCGATTCGTTTTTGAAGCTTTTCGACGATTTTGTCGTTGTCAGATGATTGTTCTTGTTGCTCTTCTTCGTTTGTTTCTGTTTCAGTTTCTGAACCAGCTTCAGACGTCTCATCGGCTACTTCTTCTGCGAACAGTTGCAAATTAAGGGGTAAAAGTTCTGTTTGTTCCATTTCTGGTTCCTCCTACTCGCATTTAAAGACTTGGGAGTCTGATTTTCTCGTGTTTTATTTAGTGTCCACAACGTTCGGAAACGGACATAAGAAAAACCCGTGGAATCCCAAGGGATTAAAAGTTATTTTTCTACAATTTGCCAATCTTCAGCAAAGATATCCCCAATGCTTGGCACCCACATTGCGTGTGTTCCGTCAGAGTTTTTGATTTGTAAATATGGATGAACGATAAATAAATCACCTTCATTCAAACCCCATGCATCAGCAGTCTGTTTATTGCAGTTAATTCCTTGAGGATATCCTTTTTGTCTTACAACAAACATTCCACGGCCATTCCAACCAGTACGCAAGGCTTTTTTACCTTCTTTAATAAGTGGTAATACTTCTTCAAATTTCATAATTCTGCCCTCCTTTGAGCATAAGAAAAGCGCCTGTCAGTGACAAACGCTTAGATGTTTTTTCTTTTATTGCGCAATTCTTCAATCGCTTTGTCGGCTTTCGCTCTATCGTCAAAAGCTTGCTTGTATTCGTCTTGACTGATTACTTTTCTCTCAAGTAAATCATCCCAGAAACCTTTATCATCAACATGCGGTGCCGTGCTACATCTACATAACGGATGCATATTAGGAGCATTTACTCCTGGCGACATATCTTTGAGTTTGAAAATTTTACCATTCAATGCTCCACAGATAGGGCAAGCTGACGGTTCAGCAATATACTCATAACTATCAATATCAGCTTTTTTATAGCTTTCTTCTTGAATAGCCGTTTGAACTCGTGTTGTTTCTGATATAAGCAATCGTTGGGCGTGGTAAGTCGCATTGAGCTTTCCCTTTTCTGTCATCAGCCTTTTAAGTTGTGGGGCTAGTGCTTTGGGATTGATTCCACCAGTTACTGAACGAATAAGAAGTTTTTCAATATCAGCTTTTAATTCAAATTGATATTGCCAAAGCTTGTCAGAAAAACTAGCAAATCCTTCGACTTTATAACTTCCATTAAGAACTGATTCAATTAAACTGTTATATCCTTTCTTTGGAACGCTCAAACCAAGAATTCCTGCTTGTCTTTCAAATTCTGTGAGAGCTGCAGATGTTAAATTATTTGAGAAATATTTGTCCAAGTCGTCAAATACAGCAATCAATTCTAAGCCAATGTTTGCTTTCAGAAGCTCTAAACGATTCACTCTCATAGTCAAGTTATAAAGTTTCAACACTTGATTTGCTTGATGTGAAAAGTCTTTTTCTTCTACGTATTTCTTAGCTTTATTGGCAAATGCTTTGACGTCCATCTTATCCGCACGTTTCATGGCTTCACTAATAGAAATTCCTTGACCATTCGCAAAGTTCTGCCAGTTGGCATTGATTTCTTTTTGAATGGCTTCTTGGGCTTCAAATAGCTTATCCATGATTTGCTTCATGCGTTTGGTGTCATCTTTGATTTGTTGTGATTGCCACGCTTTCTCACGTTCTATCCAATAGTCTGGAGTTTTCATAGGTTATTCCTCTTTATTTCCAGGAACTTCTGCATCTGTTACCTTTTCACTAAGTTGCTTATCCTTGTCAAAAATAGCTGTAGAAGCTTCTTCTTTTTTGATTTTCTCCATTTCGGCTTGTACATCTGGAATAACAGAGATGACACTTAAAGCTGTTTCTTGACTAGTAATTCCCGTAAGAACACTAGCAGTCTCAGCTTGCTCTTTAATATCTTTAGGCTCATTACGAGTAAATGTGTACTCGATATCTTTCCAAGCTTCTTTATTTGAAACATTCGTACTTAACTCACAAAATAGTTTGTATCGACTATTCAGAGAAGATTGGAACTTACGTTGGAATGACAAAGCTAAGTTACTCATTGCTTGAAGTTTGTAAGCTAACGAGACACCACTTGATGACCCGAAAGATTCATCAGAGATGTTCGCAACCATTGTTGTTTGGAAGATTAACTTAGTTAGTCTGTCCAATAGATTTTCTGTTTCAGAATCACTATCAGGCTTTTCTAAGAATTTAACATCTACTTTTGAAGCAGAACCACTTTGATTATTCTGATTCTTATCATAATAATTAATTAGACGATTATCTTTGATATTTTTAGCATCTTCTTCGTCTATTTCTGCTCCCATGAAAACCAAATACTGGTCGCTAAAATAATCAACATCATTTGCTTTTTCACTAATAGCTTTATTAAAAGCATTGACTAATGAAATAACAGATTCAAAGATACTCATCCGTTCTTCGTTGAAGTAGAACTCTACAACTGGTAAATCTGGATACGGGTTATAAGACTTTTCTCCAAAGCTAATTTCATCATTTTCTCCGCTGATTTTAATAGTTTCAAGTAGAGTATAAACTTCTCCATGAAGTTTTTTGTCCTCGTCAATACCATATCTCACGGCAAATAAAGGCTCTTGTTTTACTGTATCGTCATAGACCATGAACATATTTTCTGGACCGTTATAAACAACATTCGTTTGAGTATTCTCGTCTTGATACAAAAGTTCAAAAGCTCGACCATAAATACATGCCATTTTTGCAAGTTCTGATTCTTCATCTTCCATATCATTCAAATTATCAAATTCTTGTAATTTAGTAAGTATTTCTTTATCTGAATGTGACTTTTTAACTGGAATCCCATTGAAGTAACCTGTGAAAGTATCAACGATATATTTAGTGAAATTAACAGCTAAACGATTGTCAGGCTTCCAAGAATCTTTTGCCGGTTCATCATCAATAGCCATAATTCCAAGATACATATTTTTTAAGTACTCATACCGAGCAACTTCTAATTTATGTTTTTCCATAAACTTTGCAACCACTTCAACTGTGATTGGTTCATCTTTTGAAAATGTCATTAATTTAGGTGGTTTGTATTTCAATTAGAAATCTCCTTTATATTTTAAATGATTTTAACCCGGCTTTTATTCGCTTACCGCTCATTGTCTCAGCAATTCCCGTTGTTGCATCTGGTGCATCATCGTGTTTATTTTTACCCTCACGTTGATAAGTTGTCATTGCTTGATAGTATTCAGGGAAACGAGTTCGCCAGTCATCAGGAAAGCGAACGTGCTGTTCTATCCAATAACTATTGGAATAAATCCGAGATTCTTTATTATTTCCTTGAAAGAAATCTTCTACAGCACAAGTAACTTTGCCTTGAATCTTGTCCCTGACAGAACGAGCAAAAGACCGACCGCCATTGTTGCGCTCGATTCTTGAAGCATTCACTCTATTATTAATTAGTTGATTTGCCACTGCGTTTTCCGTGTATTCCATCGGCTTTTGAGTGTAGATAACATCTAAGACGTCCGCAAATCCGTCTGAGGTTTCACCCCAAACGATAGAACAGAGATAGTCTTTTCCGGTATCTGCAGTATCGCAATAATTCCAAATCTTTTTATACTCTGAACGAGCATTGTAGGTTTGGAACTCGCTATATAAACGACCTTTGACATCAATCGGTTCTTGTTGGTAGTTCGCACTGGCAATATCAGCGCCCATTGTTTTTACCTTGCGCTTATAATCTTCAAGAGTTAGAACATCATCACAAAGCATTTCATTTGTTTGTTCGTTGAAAGCCTTAAAATTAATATGCTTTA